TTTCTTCTAGATTTTGAGCGTTTGTAACAACTTCTTTTAAACGACCGATTTCTTCACTTAAAAAGAAGTTAAATTCCAAACCGTTATCGGCAAATGAAGAAATATAGTTAGAAAGTAGTTGCTTTTGATTCTCAAGTAGTGTAGAGTAGGAATCATTAAATCTTTTAGTAAAGGTCTTGACAACCAGCGAAGACACTTGTGGGGTTTGTGTTTTTTCTACTGGTTTGGAAGTAAGACGTTCTACTATCTGTGTTTCTAAAAGGACTTTTGTTTTTGGACTATCTGTGGTTCCAAAGATTTGTGCAATGGTTGCAAGGTATTTATAGTTTGGAACAAAGTTGTTAAACACATCTTTGGACAACTGTTTGTTAATCTTTGAGATAGCAACGCTTTGCTCTTTGAAAAGTTGCTCTTGATTTACTCTGGTGTGTTGGGTTTTTGTCTCTACAAGAATCTTCTCTGCGATTTTCTCTTGTAAGTCACTGTTCTCCATAAGAGTTTTGTAAAGGTCTAACTCTTTACGGAGTTCTGTTCTTGGAGCAAATGCTTCTTTCATTATCTGAATGGCAGCATTTCGTTTCTTGTTGTTCTTTGCTACTGACTGCTTTACGATCTCTCTAACGAGTGCTTCATAAATAAAAGCAGTGTTTCTTTTCTTGTTGTGCTTACCCATTTAGTTTTGCTCCAAATCTTTAAAAATTTCTTTTAATTCTTCTTTAACTTCGAAGATTTGTTTCTCTTCCTCTTCGTAATTAGTTGCTTTGTTCTCAAAAATGCCCTTACTCATTGACTTGAAAGAATCAAGACCTAGCATTGTCTTTGCGTCTTTTGATAGGTTCATTCTTACTTGTCTGTCTGGCATTCTTGATATCTCGTGTGAATGGTCGGCACGGTAGGAACGCTTACGTGCTCCTTCTGGTCGCTTGTCTGTAGCAACTGGCTTATACATTTTGCCTTTTGACTTTGTAGTTGTAGTCTCACCAGTTTTCTTATTTGTTATTTTATAACTTGGACTGTCGTCTCGTTTGCCAAGAGGTTCCCCTCCAGGTTCTGCGAGTAGGGTTGTTTCCTCTTCTGCGGCAGGTTCAGCACCGCCGCCTAGATCTTCACCGCCTAATTCCTCTCCACCTAGATCTTCGCCTCCGAGACCACCTTCTTCACCACCAAGTTCGCCACCTCCAAGTTCGCCTAGAGCGCCCCCTCCACCAGCGTCTCCCGCTGCTGCCTCTTCTGCAACTTGCTCAAGTGCAGTTGCGATTTGTCTATCATAGAAAATTTCTCTTTGGTTGCGTAAGAACTCATCTTCTGAAACATCGAAAATATTTTCAGCAATCCAACGTTTTGAGAAATAACCCTCGGTTGCTGCCGAGGCAACACTGAACTTAGTATTCCAGGTTTCTAACTCTTGTAGTTCGGAAATCTTTGAAGGGTTGTTAAGTTTTAACTTAAAGTTGATTAGGTCGTCTCCACGATAACCAAGAACATAAAGGTGAATAGTCGCAATCTTCTCCAACTCTGAAATAATAGAACGCTGAAGTCTTTGGACTGTTCTAGCAAAACGAATGTCTTTTTGTGCTAGGGCACCTTTCTCTTCTTCTCCACCTTCGCCTCTAATGAGGTAGGACTGTGGTATTTTTAGAGCGGAGAACATTTTGTCTCGCATGTATTTTACGTCGTCAATGTCTCCGGTGAACTGACCACCTGGAAGTGATTCGATTGTGGTGCTAACTCCACCACGGACAGGAATAAAATAATCTTCCTCAACAGACATTGGGTTATAACGAAGGTCAACTCTACCTGTGTCTGGGTCAACAACTTGGTTTCTCTTCATAGAAGTAATGAAACGTTGCATAAAGTTTTCTACGTCTTGTGCTGGAATGTTTCCAACGTCAACTTTAAACACTTTTCTTTCTGGTGAACGAACAATGCGATAAGCCATCATTGCGTCCTCAAGAAGAGTCAACTGTCTCCAAATACGACGAGCGGGATCAAGAACTGAAGTCCCATAAGGAGCAAACTTATCATTTCCTAAAATGCGGAAGTGAGCAACCTGCCAGTTCTCGAAAGTAACACCAGCACTATTCCATTGGAACTGAACATAGTTTGGATTTTGTTTGTCTTCGCCCTCTATTCTTTCTACCTCACGAGAGGGAAGACCAATAACATTCTTGACGCCGATAGTTGAATCAATGTCCATATAGAGATAGAAATCACCGTATTTACACATTGTTCTTGCCCAACCGAAAAGGTTAAACTCAATGTTTAGAACTTTATAATAAAGTGTTTCTAGGATATGTTTTATTTCTTCGTCATGACAGTGAATCTTTAACATTCTGTTATAGACGTTGAATGTAGTCATCTCATCTGCGAAGATGTCCAAAGCAGAAGCCAACTCTGGTGTGTATTCCATTTGGTCAAAGTCAGCATAGCGAACTAGACGACTTTGAGTGCTCATATTATAATTTGAAAAGTTTTCTAATGGATTATACCCAGTTCTCTCAAACTTTTGACCAGCAACGTCCTTGAATGTTTGAGCATATTTGTCTAGTCTTCTACGACGAAGTTGTCTTGTGTTTTGTGTCCTGTAATTGATAATAGGACCAGAAAACAAACGAGTTAGTCTTTTGAATAGAGGTGAATCTGTGTTTTTGGTGTTTTCGTTTCCTGCCATTTTTTATCCCTTAAATATCCAAGAAAATTGTTTTCTTAATCGTTGCTGTTCTTCAAAACTTTCTCTTAAAGACGCTTTGTATTGACCGGGTGCTCTTGTATCTAGGTTTGTTCTAGAAGTTGTTATGCTGTTTAAGAATGCTTTTTTGTATTCTATATCTTTTTGATTTTCTACAATCGCCGTATCTCTTACCCAACAACCAATAGCAGCAGCCATAACCAAGTCGTCGTTATAACCACGCTGTGCTTCCGGTCTTCCATTTTTCCAAATAAAGGTGTCTAACTCATTTGCTAAACGTTTAGAATAAATAGTCAAAACTTTATTTCTTATGAATTCTTCAAACTTTGCTATTATTAGAGGTCTTGTTTTGAGAGACGTAGTGAAACCAGGGATAACAGATGAATCCCCCAGAGCAGCGTGTTGTTCCACATACTCGTGAGAACCTTTCTTGCTATGGTAAACATTTTTATATCCTTTTTCTAATAACTTTTCTAGAACGTGGAAACCAACATTGTTGTTTTCTACGACTAGCATTGCTTCATTATATTCTAACCCAGTTGTGTAAAGTATTTCAGCGAAAAGGTCTGAAGTTGGTTTGCCTTTATACTCTGCGACTATTTCCATTGTTTGAAGTTTAAAAACGTGGAAAGTGCTTGAGTCAGCGCCGTCACCACGAGCAACGTCAGCAACTAATAGGTAACTGTGTCCTTCTTGTGCTTCTTCCCATATCCATGTGTTTCTATCAAAACCAACTCTATACTTTGGTTCTGCTAACTTTTCTTTTATTCTCATAATGTCGTCTGGGTGAACAACTGTATCACCGGAAGTATTAAAGTTGCACTCATACTCCTGTGCTATTTGACGACGAGACATGTTTTTAGTTTCTGTTTTAAACCATTCTTCGTCTCTATCGGGGTGAACAGCCCATGGAAGGTTTATCGGTTTAAACTCGTTTTCTCCGCTTTCTGCTCCAACATAAGTCTCGTGGAACCAATCACCAACACCGTTTGGAGTTGAGATAGCGATACAACGACCACCAGTAGAAATGGTAGGATAAAGACCGGTCCAGAGTTCGTCAAGACCGTCAATGTGTGCTGCCTCGTCAATAACGAGCAGAGAGAGTGCTTCTGAACGACCAGCGTCTCCTGATGTGGATGATGCTTTGACTTGACTGCCGTTTGTAAGTTCGATGCTGTTTTTGTTATCGACGTTGAAGTCTGCTATCTTTAACCAAGGAGGTAAGTTCTTTAAAATAGTTTTTACTTTCTTTACCAAGTTTGCTGCTGTTTGTAGTTTTGTCGCAACAATAAGAACGTTTTTGTCCCGGTGAAATAAAACTAACCAAGCAACATAAGCAGCGGTAATAGTAGAAATGCCTAACTGACGTGCTTTTAGAACGACGATAAACCTGT